AGCGGTTGCCGCACTTTGACATGGTACGGGAAGATATGGCTCAATTACTTGAGAGAGGTATAGCCCAAGACCTTGAAACGGCTTATGCCAAAGCGGTGCGTATGAATGATGAAGCGTTCAAGCTAGAGCAGGATAAACTCCTGAGATCAGCAGGTTCACAAGCATCTAAGGCACAGCAAGTAGCTAAAGCTAAAGCAACTGCTGTTAGTCCACGATCCGTTACTCCTAGCGGTCAAGTGAAAAACACAGATGCAAAGGATAGACGATCCTTGCTGATGGCTAATTTAGCCGATGCAGAGGGTGGTCGGGTTTAACTTAATCTAATAAAGGAAATATCATGGCATTCGCAAATAGCGCAATCACCGATATTATCGCTACCACCATTCAAAGTCGTAGCGGAGTATTGGCAGATAACTTAACACAAAACAATGCAATTCTTCAGCGATTGAACTCCAAAGGTAATGTTCGCCCATTCTCGGGTGGTAATGTGATCCTGGAAGAGATCATGTACAACGACCCAGCAACCAACAATGCTAATAGCTATAGCGGTTACGAAGTCTTGAACATCACCCCTGATAGCCCAATCTCGGCTGCTCAGTTCAGCATTACGCAGTATGCTGACTCAGTAACCATGAGTGGTCTAGAAATGCTCCAAAACAGCAGCAAAGAAGCAATCATCGACCTGTTAGATGGTCGTATGCAAGTTTCTGAAGCCCGTCTGTTGAACCGCATTTCAGGTGACTTGTATGGTGACGGAACAGGTAATGGTGGTAAGAACATTACAGGTTTAGCCGCTGCTATCAGCACTTCACCTACTACTGGTACATACGGTGGTATTAACCGTGCAAACTGGACTTTTTGGCGTAACCAAGCAACTACTGGTGCTAACTCCGCTGCATTGATCCAAGCTGCTATGACAACTGCTGCTATCAAATCTGTTCGTGGTAATGATAAGGTTGACCTTATTATTGCTGGTAACACTTTGTATTCACGCTATGTTGAGTCGCTTCAGGCTATCCAGCGTATTGCTGGTGTAGACGAAGGTGCAGCAGGTTTTGCATCCCTCAAGTTCTACGGTGGCGGTATGTCTGCTGATGTGGTATTAGGTGGTGGTATTGGCGCACAAGAGAACGCATTGTATATGTACCTCTTGAACACCGATTACATCTTCTTCCGCCCACACAAAGAGCGTAATTTCGTTCCTATCGGTGGTGAGCGTCAATCGATTAACCAAGATGCAATCGTGAAGCTGTATGGCTGGGCAGGTAACTTAACTTGCTCTAATGCTTCACTCCAAGGTATCTTGACAGGCACTTAATCAACTGACTAATTAAAGGAAAATTATCATGTCATATTCAACTCTCCCCATCGCTGGCGTAGATTTAGGTGAAAATGCTTACACTAACTTAAATTCCGCTGGCACAGCAATTCCAACTATTGGCCCACTCGGTCTGCAAACTTTTGGCGCAGATGGCTTACGCTATGTGTTTGCACAAGCTGGTGCAGCAATCGGTGCATCTACCGCAACTTGCTCAATTAACGCTTCAACCTTTGTAGCAACTGCTTCAGGTGGCACATACCTGTCAGGTGCTTCAATGGCAAGCGGTGATTATGGCTGGTTTAGCAAGGCTAGTGTTTAATAGCAAAATGTAGTAAAAACAGGGGGTTACCTTAATTGGTAGCCCCTTTTTCCTTTTAACAACCTAATACCTTAGGAGAATTAAAAATGGCTTTACCTTCAGATACACAAGGAGCAGATTCACGCCTACAAGTACGCTTTTACAAGAAATCCGTACAACAAGAACAAGAATCCATAGACGCTGGCAGACCAATCTTCAAAGACTTTGATTTTGTACAAATCTGCGTTGCTGGCGATACCCTAACCGAGATCGATACTTATGCGCTACCTAGCCATAAGACCCGCTTTCCTATTCAATATGCTAATTACATGAATAGACAAGGAGCGCACGATGAGGAATTAGTAGGAACGCCTATAGCAGAATGGCCTTTAGTATCAAAAAGCCAAGCTGAAGAATTAAGGGCAATTAAGTTCCAAACGGTAGAATCTATTGCAAACGCTTCAGATCAACAGTTACAGCGCATGGGAATGATTGCAGGAATGTCACCTTATGCGTTTCGTGACAAGGCAAAGGCATTTTTAAATCTAGCAACAAGTTCAGCAGAAACCGACAAGCGTGAGCATGAAATTAACGCTTTAAAAGAAGAACTTGCCAAAAAGGAGTTAGAAACTGCTAAAATAAAAGCAGAAACAGATGCGAAGCTGGCTCAAATGCAGGATCAAATGGCCGCTATACTTGCCGCTGTTGGTGAAAAGAAAACCCGTAAAAAAGCGGTAGCCACAGAGGAAGTTTAATATGTCATCAACGATGCTCCAACTAGTTCAGCAGACCACTAGCGAACTAAACCTTGCTATCCCCACTTATGTGGCGGGTAATACAAATCAAGATGTTCAACAGGTTCTAGCCTTAATGAATCGTGTTGGCTATGACTTGGTAAAAGAATACGATTGGCAAGCTTTGGAACTGGAGTATCGTTTCTACACCACAGCAATTACTACGACCTGCGACACAATCAACAATACCTATAATTTATTAAATGTTGGTAATGTCACGGGTCTAAACAGCAATTACTCTGTAGTCGGTACTAATGTTCCACAAGATACTTATGTAGAAAGCGTAGCAGGGTCTACCGTAACTGTTAGCCAGCTATCATCGGCTACTAGCGTAGGTGGAACTGTTACCTTCTCACAAACCAAGTATCCATTACCGCCTGACTTTGAAACCATTACGGATAATACCCATTGGGACAAAACAAAACATTGGCAGATGCTTGGGCCTGAAGATGCCCAACAATGGCAATGGCTAAAGTCAGGATATATCTCAACAGGCCCAAGGATTCGTTGGCGTATTTTGGGTAACCAATTTCAAATTTGGCCACCCTACAACACACAAGAGTATCTAGGCTTTGAGTACCGTTCTAAAGGATGGGCTAGAAGTGTCACCGATCAAGTAAAAAACAGCTTTACTGTAGACACCGATACCACGGTGCTTGATGATACGGTCTTAGTTTTAGGTACAAAACTTAAGTATTTCCAAATCAAGGGGTTTGATACTACTGCCCTACAAGCTGATTATTACCGCTATTTGAATGTTGCTAAAGCCAACGACAAAGGCTCTGCTACCCTATCGTTTGCACCATACCCAAGCAAAGTCTTAATTGGTTACGCTAACATTCCTGATACTGGCTACGGGTCATAATGGCGGTCGCTCAACAAAGACGAGCAGTTACCGCTTCTCTACCATCCCCTATTGGGGGTTGGAACGCTAGGGATTCGCTTGCTGAAATGAACCCCTTAGATGCGGTTCAGATGGTTAACTTCTTTCCTACGCCTACGGATGTAACTCTTAGAAAAGGGTTCACCAAAGTATCGACAGGTATTACTGGGGCGGTTTTATCCCTAATGAATTACAGTAGCCCAACAGGTAGCAAGTTGTTTGCGTCTACGGCTACGATTATTTACGATGCAAGTACCTCAACGGCTACCTCTAGTCTTACAGGCAATACCGATGGTAAGTGGATTCATTCCATGATTACGACTGCGGGTGGCTCATTTATGCCAGCCGTTAACGGGGTTGACCCGATGGTGGTTTATGACGGCACAAGATGGTCTAGAAGTGCTACAACAAACACCGCACAGACTATTTCGACCATTACTAGGGGTGGAACGGGCAATTTAACCGCTACCCTAACGACTGCAAGTGCTCATAATCTTGTTACAGGTAACACCATAACAGTCGCAGGTGCAACACCCGCAGAATTTAATGGAACTTACCGCATTACTGTAACGGGTGGATCAACCCTCACTTATACGATGGCTACTGCCCCAAGCGGTGATGCGAGCACAGTAGGCACTTATACGATTAATTACTTTATTACAGGGCTAAATTCTACTAATTTTGCCTATGTAAACTTGTTTAAAGAGCGTCTTTACTTTGTACAAAAGAACAGTTTGAGCTTTTGGTACTTGCCTGTTGACAGTATTAACGGGGCAGTAAGCGAATTCCCTCTTGGTGGCATCTTTAAAAAGGGTGGCTACCTACAAGCGATGGGAACTTGGACTATTGACGCTGGCTACGGGGTAGATGACCTAGCCGTATTCGTTACAAGTAACGGAGAAGTCGCTGTTTACAAGGGTTCTGACCCATCTGACCCGAATGATTGGGCATTAGTCGGTATTTGGAACATCGGACAGACTTTTGCCCGTAAATGCGTATTTAAATTTGGTGGTGACATCCTACTTTTGACCGAAGATGGCTTAGTACCCCTATCCGCAGGACTTCAGTCTACCCGCCTAGACCCAAGAGTTAACATTACTGACAAGATTTTCTACGCTATTAATCAAGCGGCAGACCTTTATGCTACAAACTTTGGCTGGCAAATGAATTACTTTGCTAAACATAATATGTTGATCGTCAATATCCCCGTAACGGGTGGTTCAGAGCAGTATGTCATGCACAACATTACAAAATCATGGGCTAGATTTACCAATTTAAACGCAAATTGTTGGGAAACTAGCGGTGATGATATGTACTTTGGTGCAAACGGCTTTGTGGGTAGGTTTTACGATACTTTTGCTGATGATGGCACAAATATTAAGGGCTTTGTACAGCAAGCCTATTCGTATTTCGAGTCTAGGGGGCAACAAAAACGCTTTACCCTAGTACGCCCTATCCTACAGACAGATAACGGCTTACCGACTGTTTTATGCGGTCTAAGCACCGATTTTGATACAGTCGAATTGACTAGCCAAATATCCTTTAACCCCGCCATCTTACAAACTGGTGAATGGGACTTAGATACATGGGATAACGCTAACTGGGGCGGTGGTTTAGTAATTACTAAGATATGGCAAGGCGTAACAGGATTAGGCTATGCAGGATCAGTTAGCCTAAATGTTGCATCGCAAGGTATTGAATTTCATTGGGCAAGTACGGATTATGTAATGGAAAAAGGTGGAGTTATTTGAGGACAGTTACGACTGATAATCAACGCTATTTAGGCGAATGGTTAGTCAGAATCCTTAACTTTCCCCTACCTGAAACCACCCAATGTATCGGGCAGATGAAGGATGGTAATTTAGTAGCAGTAGCGGGATACACCAATTTTATGCCAAAGGCGTGTGAGATTCATATTGGTAGTGTTGGTGAGCATTGGGCTAGTAAAGATTTTATATGGGCGGTGTTTGATTACCCCTTTAATAAACTCGGTGTTAGCGTTATACTAGGTCAAATCTGTAAGGACAATGAAGATGCCTTACGATTAAACCGACACCTTGGTTTTAAAGTGGTAGCCGATATACCTGATGCCCACATAAGTGGTGATTTAGTGATTATGGCTATGAGAAAAGAGGAGTGTCGGTTTCTTAACATCCGATGCTCTCTAAACAAGGGAGAATAGTATGGGTGGTGGTGGATTTTTAGGATTAGGGCCTGCTCCGAGTGCGCCTGCACCCCCTGATTACAGGGCAGCGGCACAAGAAACAGCGGCAGGTAATATTGATGCGGCACGGGTTGCTACTGCGGCTAATCGGGTTAATCAAATCACGCCATACGGCAGTCTTAAGTACGATATTACTGGTTCTGACCCCTACGGCAATCCTACTTGGACTGCTACACAGACTTTAAGCCCCGCCCAACAACAACTGCTTGATTATCAAAATAAAACCAGTATTGGTTTAGGTCAGTTAGCAGATAAGGGTTTAGGCTATGTACAAAATATGCTTGAAACCCCGTTTGATACAAGCAAACTACCGACCACAGGGTTTAATCCTAGCCAAAGCTATCAAGATGCGTATATGCAACGGTTACAACCACAGATTCAGCAAAGTCGTGAAAGTTTAAATCAAGACCTTGCAAATCGTGGAATTGATATTGGTTCTGAGGCTTATCAAAGAGCAATGTTGACACAAGCAAGGCGTGAAAATGATTTATTAGCTGCTGCCACAACTCAAGGCTTTAATGTTGGTCAAACTGCCCGTCAGTCTGCCCTACAAGAACAAGCCTACCTTAGAAACGAACCTTTAAACACCCTATCTGCGGTGCGTACAGGCGCACAGGTACAAGGCCCACAATTTGTTAATTCTGCTCAACAAGCTACGACTGCTGGCCCTGATATATTGGGTGCAACACAGATGGGATACAACGCCCAAATGGGTGACTTTAACGCTAAACAAGCCGCCCAAGCTAACCTTAATCAAGGTTTGTTTCAATTAGGTGGTTCTGCCATGATGATGTCAGACATAAGACTAAAAGAAAACATTAAACCTGTAGGTGTAATGGACAACGGCTTGACCTTATATAGCTTTGAGTATGTTGATGAAGTGAAGTCACACCCATTAGCAGGTGATGGCATCCATGTTGGTGTAATGGCACAAGAAGTAGAGCAAGTATTCCCTTACGCAGTTAAAACCCTTGATGACGGCTATAAAGTCGTAGATTACGGACTATTACCATGAATATGTACAACCCCTACATTCAACAGATGCCCCAAACCCAAGATTTAGGTGGGTTATCCCCGTATATGCAAAACATAGCCGCACAACAAGCCATGCAACAACAGGCTATGCAACAAGGTATGGGCTTGACTAATCAAGCGGGTATGACCGTTGATGGCAAACAAGCTGGGGCTGGTTACAGCCAACTAGCTATGGCTAATGCCTTACGCAGACAACAAGACCAACAAAAAATAGACATGGCTAATGCAGAAATGTCGGCTTATAACCAAAGACCTGCACAGAACTACTATTCTGCTGGTATGAATCCTATGAATATTCAAAGCGATATGGACTATTAATATGGCTCAACAAATGCCCATGATTAATGTAGGCGGTAACTTACCACCTGAAATCCTACAGCAACAACAAGCCTTAAATCGCCAACAGCAGATGGCTCAGTTGCTTATGCAACAAGGTCAGCAAATGCCGTCAGGTCAAATGGTAAGTGGGCGTTTTGTTGCACCTAGTTTTTTTCAATATGCCGCACCTTTATTTCAAACTTATACAGGTACTAAACTTGCCGAAAAAGGTGACAAAGCTAGTGCTGATTTGGCTAAAGCATTGCGTCAGCAGTATGCTAGTGAAGCCCAACAATACCAAGATTTATTGCGTGGTAAACAAGCTACTTATGGGCCTGACATTCCTACCGAAACTTATGAAAATGTAAAAGGTCAAATAATTAGCCCTGCTGTTCCTGCAAACCCACAAGGGGCTTATTTATTTGGTTCTACAGCTTATAACCCTGCATTACAACAAATAGCATTTAAAAAATTGACTGAAGGGCCTAAATGGGAAAAAGCAGAATTGCCAAATCCTGATGGTTCTGTCAGAAAAGGTTGGGTAGATTACAACGCTGCTAATCCGTTATCTACCTTTATTGAAGGTGGCACAAAACCTGCATTTACTTCATTAGAAGCCGCTAGATTCCAATACGACACAGGAATGAAATTGCCTACGGGTAATGTGCCTGCAAATGCACCTATGAATATGCCTGTTGGTGCATCGCCTAATCAGGTAAGCAATAGCAATATGCCTGTAAATCAAGCAGGACAAATACCTATGGTTGGCGGTAGAGGTATGTCACCTAGCGCAATGAACGAAGCAAATAAACAAGTGTTTGTTGATGTTGAAAAACGCAGAATTGAAAACCTTGAAAAATCACCTCAAGTTATTGCAACAATAACCGATACATTGAGAAATGTTGATGATTTAATTGGCGATGCTCGTATTATTAAAGATGCAAAAGGCAAAGAAAAAATTGATTACACAATTACACAAGATGGAAAATCTGTGCAAGGTCGTAAACCTTTAGCTGGTTTTGAAACCGCAGTCGGTTTTGGATTGCCAAGTTATTTAACTCCAGCGGGTTCAAGTGCTTCAGATTTCAGAGTGCGCCTTGATCAAATTAAAGATAGAACTTTTTTACAAGCATTTGAAAGCCTTAAAGGTTCGGGTCAAATTACTGAAAAAGAAGGCGAAAAAGCAACTTCTGCATTAAATCGCATGAGTACTGCCCAATCTGAAATTGAATTTATTAAAGCTGCTCGTGAATTTGAAGAAAATTTGCGAACTGGTATGGATTTGGCTAAGAAAAAAGCAGGTTTACCGACAAGCGGTTCAGCTAAATTGCGTTGGAATCCTAAAACTAATAGTTGGGAATAAACAATGGCACAAATTGTTGAAATTGTAGGCGTTGGCCCTGTTGAATTTCCTGATGGAATGTCAAAAGAAGCAATGGCTGCTGCATTGCAAAAACTACCGCAAGCACAACAAAACGCACCACAAGCTGAACCAGCTAAACCTGAAACAGCATATGACCGATTTTTAACTAGTTTACGCAATCCTCAAACTGGTGGTCGTGGCGGTGTTGTAGGCCCAGCATTGGTAGGCGGTGCAGGTGAACTAATTAGGGGAGCAGGCGCACTTACTCAATTTGCTTTTCCTGAAGCTGGATCACGCATTGCTGAAGTAGGCGAAGCTATGACACAAGGGGCTAAAAGCGTTTCCCCTGTATCTGCAACCGCTGGGCAAATTGGTTCTTACCTTTTACCTTTTGGCGCAGCACAAAAAGCCACAACTGCTGTTGGTAATATTCCACAAGTAGCAAGGGCTGTAGGCCAAATACCTAGTTTTGCAAGGGCTGTTGGCCAACAATCAGCTATTGGTGCTGGTACTGGTTACGCATTAACACCCGATGAAGCTGGAAGGGGCGAATCTGCTACTTTTGGGGCTATTGGCGGGGCTGCTGGTGAGTTTGTTAGACCTGTTGCTCAGTTTGGTGGCAAAGCATTAGCAGAGGCATTAGGGCTATCTACTGGCACAGGTTCAGATGTTGTAAAACAAGCGTTTAGATCAGGTGTTACTGGTAATCGTCAGTTTGTAGAAAATATGCGTGGCAATGTGCCTGTTACTGATATTTTGGAACAAGCACAAGGCGCAATGCAAACCCTTAAACAGAACCGTAGAGATGCGTTTCAAAAAGGATTTGAATCTACAAAGCAAAACCAAGTATTTTTAGACTTTAAACCCATTGAAACTAAATTTGATAACGCTATACAAAACCTTACAATTAAAGGCGTTGGTGGTGTAAGTGCATCAAAAGTAGGGCAAAAAACATTAGACGATGTAGCTGAAATTAAAGCCGTTGTTAACGAATGGAAAGCAAAGCCTGAGTTGCATACCGCAGAAGGTTTAGATGCCCTTAAACGCAGAATAGACGATGTTTACCGTCAAGACATGAGCAATGAAGCAAAAAGCATATTGACACAAACACGAGGCGCAGTTAAACAAACCATCGTTAAACAAGACAAAAATTACGCCAAAACAATGCGTGATTATGAAGAAGGTTTAGGAGTAGAGCGTGAATTAGAAAAGGCATTGTCTTTAGGCGATAAAGCATCGGCTGATACAGCTATTCGTAAATTACAGTCTTTAACCCGCAATAACGCTAATACCAGCTACGCTTATCGTCAAGAATTAGCTAATATTTTGCGTAGAGAAACAGGCACAGATTTAATGCCAGCATTAGCAGGTCAATCAATGCAATCCGTTACCCCAAGAGGAATACAAAAGTTAGTACCTAGCCTTACAGCAGGTGGTGGCGTTGGTGCTGCGGTTGCGGGTGCTGGCCCTGCTGCTTTAATTCCAATAGCCACATTACCATTACAAAGCCCAAGACTTGTAGGTGAAGCTACTTATGGCACAGGTCGTTTAGCTAGACCCGTTATGGATTTGGCAAATAGTGGAACGCCTGAACAAAGAAGGCTTGTTAAATTATTGCTCATGAAGGGCGCAGAAAGAGGGACAGATAATGAGTAGAAACGGATCGGGTACATATTCTCTACCTGCTGGAAACCCAGTAGTAACAGGCACAACCATTGCAAGTACATGGGCTAATACCACCATGAATGACTTGGCTGCCGCCTTAACTGATTCGGTTGCCGCAGATGGTCAAACCCCAATGACGGGTAATTTAGACCTAAACACACATAAGATTGTTGGATTGGTTGCTGGAACAGCGTCAGGTGAAGCGGTAGAGTTTGCTCAATTTAAGACACCTACCTTTACAGGTAATGTCACCATGTCATCTACTGGGTTTGCCTTAATTCCAGCAGGAACTACCGCAGAACGCCCCGTAAGCCCTGCAAATGGTCAGATTCGTTATAACACCACGACTGCTCAGTTTGAAGGCTATCAAGGCGGTGCATGGGGTCAATTAGGTGGTGGTGCTACGGGTGCAGGTGGGGATGAGGTATTCGTGGAGAACTCAAGAGTCGTAACTACAAACTATACAATCCCTGTAGGCAAATCAGCCGAAAGTGTAGGGCCTATCACAATCAATGCAGGTATTACTGTGACAGTAAGTTCAGGCGAAAGATGGGTGGTATTGTAAGATGAAAACCACTAAAATATACAAAAGGAGTAAATAATGTCTATTGTCTTACAAGGCTCAACTAGCGGAAGTATCACACTACAAGAACCAGCCGTTGCTGGTACTACTGTATTGACCTTACCAGCCGTATCAGGCACGATTCTTACAACTACATCACCTAAAGCTGGTAATGTGATTCAAGTGGTTAGCACGACAAAGACTGATACTACAAGTTTTACCTCAACAAACACAAATACTTATGTAGATATTACTGGTATGTCGGTAACAATTACACCAACATCAGCAACTAGCAAAATTTTTGTAATGTATATAGTAGGAGTCTCTAACGACGCAACTGCAACAATTCATGTTCGGTTATATCGAGGAGCGACTAGTATTGGGCAAGGAAATGCGTCAGGTAATCGACTAGGAGATTCCTTAATATGGCGACCAAACGCAAATCAATACAACTTTGATATAGGTCCATTATCTAGTTCATTTCTTGATTCACCAAATACAACTTCTGCAACAACTTATAAACTAGCGGCTACTCTAGGTTCATCTTATAGTGGTACTTTTTACTTAAATAGGTCTTATGTTGATACTGACGCTGATTATTCTGGCAGAACTGCATCAACAATTACAGTAATGGAGATAGCGGCATGAACCATAAAGCTATATACGCACTATATCCACAAGTTGTTTCTGTTGATGATACGGCTGGTGCATTTGATAAAGACGGCAACAAGGTTGAGATTGACCTAGCCTTAGTAAACGCATGGCAAGACCCCGATGCTTACAAGTATGCAAGAGCATCAGAATATCCAAATGTCACAGAATACTTGGATGGAATCGTAAAAGGTGACCAAGCACAGATTGATAAATACATAGCGGATTGCCTAGCGGTTAAGGCTAAGTATCCCAAAGGGGTCGCATAATGGCTGTCACATTAAATGCTAGTACATCGTCAGGATTAGTACAGTCTGCGGATACAAGTGGAAATATTGAATTACAAAGTAATGGCACTACTGTCTTAGGTGTTACCTCTACTGGCACATCGGTAACAGGCACACAGTCTGTTAGCGGTAACCTATCGTTCAACTCAGGATATGGTTCTAGTGCAGTAGCATACGGATGTCGTGCATGGGTAAACTTTAACGGGCAAGGTACTCCAGCTATTCGTGCAAGCGGTAATGTAAGTTCTATTACTGATGGTGGAGCTGGAATTTTTTCAGTTAATTTTACTACTGCAATGCCTGATATAAACTATTCAATATCTATTAATGTAAGCCTTTCTTTTGCTTCGTTTAATTTATATTCACCTTCACTAAATGCTGGTTCTGGTGGTAATGAAGTTGCTCCAACAACATCATCTTGTAGTATGTATATAGCCCAAAGTGATAATGTTGCATTTGACCCTAAATATATTAATGTTGCCATCTTCCGCTAAAGGACTAATTATGAACAAAAGAATTATTTACCCTACTGACGATGGTGTAGCCATTATTGTTCCAGCCGATTGCGGATTAACAATTGAAGAAATCGCTGCTAAAGATGTACCACAAGGAAAACCATACAAGATTGTAGATGTTGCTGACATTCCTACTGACCGCACATTCCGTAACGCATGGGAGTATCAAGAATGATTACGATTAACTTAGATAAAGCCAAAGCAATTACTAAAGACCGACTAAGAGCAGAACGCACTCCGCTATTACAAGCACAGGATGTAGCGTTTCAAAGAGCATTAGAAAGTGGTGCTGATACGACTGCTATCGTAGCTGAGAAACAAAGGCTCAGAGATATTACCCAACTAGCTGACCAAGCCACAACGCTTGAGCAGTTAAAACAAATAGAGGTGCAATAATGCCTATCGTACTAGACGGCACAAACGGAATAACCCAAGCCGACCAATTTAATTCTGACAGCACTTTTGGGTTCAAGAACAGAATCATCAATGGTGCGATGGTGATTGACCAGAGGAATGCTGGGGCGAGTGTTACTAATACTGCTTTGGATGTGTTTCCTGTTGATAGATGGGATATTTCAGGCAGTGTTGCATCAAAATTTACAGCACAACAAAACGCTGGTTCTGTAACACCGCCAACAGGGTTTAGTAATTATTTAGGTGTAACTTCATTATCTGCATATTCTGTAAGTTCAAGCGACCAATTTATTATTGCACAAGCAATAGAAGGTTTTAATACTGCTGACTTAAATTGGGGAACTGCCAACGCTAAAACAGTTACTTTGTCATTTCAAGTTTATTCTTCATTAACTGGCACTTTTGGCGGCTCATTAAAAAATAGTGCTGGAAGCAGAAGTTATCCATTTACATTTACAGTTTCTTCTGCAAACACTTGGACAACTATTAGCGTAATTATTGCTGGTGATACATCGGGAACTTGGATTGGTGCTACAAATGGTGTTGGTTTATATGTAAACTTTGGTCTTGGATGTGGTTCAACCGCTAGTGGAACTGCTGGTGCTTGGGCTTCTGCTAACTATCAAACTGCCACAGGAGCAACATCTGTAGTCGGCACAAATGGTGCAACTTTTTACATCACAGGAGTTCAGCTTGAGGTAGGCTCTACAGCTACTAGCTTTGATTACAGACCTTATGGAACTGAATTGGCTTTGTGTCAGAGGTATTATTATTTAGCGGCTAGTGCGCCTTCATATATTGCAACAGGCGGTTATTACAATTCTACTTTGGCTATTGGTATTCTTGGCTTTCCAACCACAATGAGAGCCACACCAACATTGTCTGCAACTAGCGGAACAAATTATTACACTATTTACAGAAATGGTGCTGGAGATAGCTTTGATAGTTTAAACATTAATGCTCCAGGTGTTAATTATTCTGGTATTGAAAATTCAACAAATGTTAGTGGAACTGGTGGCGATGTTGGATTTATTGAGGTTGCAAATGCGGCTGTAAAAGTAGCATTTCAAGCGGAGTTATAAAAATGATATATCACATTCATAGCAATTCAAGAAACGAAACAATCATTTGGTATTTGCAAGACAACACTAGATATTCGTTTGGTGTTACAGACCCTGCCAACACCGACTACCAAACCTTCAAAAAAGAAGTCTTAGCTGGTGCAGAACTGCAAGATGCCGATGGGAATGTGATGACACAGGCTGAAGCCGATGCCTTTATAGCGACTTTGCCATAAGGTATAGACATGGCTTTTGAAATAGACCCCGTGCGCTATGGAGTGCTTTGGCAGAAAGTCGAAAACTACGAGGCCAAGTTCGATGAAATGTCTAAAAAGATCGACAAGATGGAATCCTCTGTTGAGGAACTTGTCGCAATGGCTAATCGTTCTAGGGGCGGTTTTTGGGTCGGCATGGGGTTTGTATCAGCTTTTAGTTCACTCGTGGGTTTTATCGCACATTGGCTTGGTAACAGGTAGGTTATCAATGTGTCGGATGGTTTACTAGAAGGCGCAAAATCACTTAGCAGTTCCCTAAACGCAAGTCGGGAAGTTAGTAAAGAACTCTCTAAAA